ATTAAGGAGATGCTCCGCTGGAGGTGGCGGGTGTGGCAGAGGCCCGGGAGGGATGTCTTGGGATAGGGCCTCCATAGCCTCCTTCATACGAAGGGCTTTATCCTTGTAGCGTGCTCTACACCATTTCCTGACCTCTTTTCTCATTCCATATGGGGGCCTAGGCTTGGTCCTACCACCGCTTGGCCGGGCTTGGCCGGGTTGAAGCTCAGATGGACCTTGCAAAGGACTTGCGAGCCAATTCCAGTCTTTTGTCACGTAAGAAGATTGTATAGCCCACTTGAACTTCTTTAGCATAGCTTTGCTGTACACGGCTTCAAGGATTTTGTTCAGGCGCTCCTCACGTTCACTCTTCTTTCCTTTCGTCACTTGTTTCTTTGCCCACGCTACCACTATTCGGGGGTCGATATAGTTGGTTAGAGAGGTGTTAATGGCGACAGATTTTGTGTCCTCTTTAGCTTCAATACTTTCCTGTTTCGCTGCGATCCTTTTCTTGAGAGCTGTCTCACTTTTGCCTGCCTTCTTGGCATCTCTGAGCTTAGCTTTGAGCTCTCTGAGCTGGTCCTTAAGCTTTTTCGACGCTTGTTGCGCTTTCATAGAGATGCTACGAGTGTGATTGAGTACATCAGCGACTTTAACATTGGCTTTATTGAACAGAATCTTAGTCTTCTTTTTAGTAGCGCCTTTAGGAATCTTGACATCCTGTAGAGCTTCAAACATTATGTGTGACGCTAGGCGAGTCCTGAATACCTTATTGCTAAACTTGACATCGAACTGCTTGAGATAAGCATTTATGCTACCAGCCGAAATTAAGTTAAAAACCTGAGCATCTTTCGATCTACCACTGAGTAGTTTCTTGAAATTATCATAAATAAGAGGGGGTACTTTCATAGATTTCTCGAACTTTATGCTGTCTTTTCCCAAGAACTCAAACTTTATCGTATTCCTAGATAGGAGTTTGACATGACCAACTCTTAATGTGGACGCCCCCACTGTGTCTGCTTGGTCCTCGGTCCTCTCGTCTCCTGGACGAATACCGTGGTTATCAATGAGCCACAGCACAGTACCAAGTTGCATTTTCTCATCGTTAGTAGAGGCCGCGTCCGCCATGTAGGTCTCGCGCACAATGTCAATATGCCTCTGAAGTTTCCTAGCTTTCTCGTACTTTGCAAGATCTGACTTCCCCTTGAACTTCCCTGTAGCTGCGAACTGTACATACTTAGGATCTCTGGTGATGCTATCCTGCCATTTGGCCAACCAACTGACTGATTGATCGTGTATAACCTTACCCCACCTATGCCCAACCGGAGGGGCCGGTGCGGGATCCTCTACCCCAATGTTGATGGTTACGTCCTCTGGATTCACCTCTCTTTTGATCTTACCTCTTAGTGGATTCTTACCGCGACCCATGAAAAGTCCTACGGGTTCTACCGTATAGTTTCCTACCTCTTCCAAGTTCCCGTCCAATCTTGCATAACCGTACTCACGTTTTTTTTCCTCGTTACGAATCAACTTAGCCCTTTTCTCTTCATTGGTCGGTTTATGCGCTTTTAAGATCTCGACTTGCTTAGTGAGGTCTCTCCATCCTATTTTATTAAAGTCTTTGAACACACTCTTATGTGTAGGTGTCAGATAGGTCTTGAAATCTGTCCAGAAGTTCTTATTGAAAACACTGTCTTTTGTTAGGCGATCTACTACCCCTCCACCCTCTTCGCTGACTAGACGCTTAGCGTACAACATGGCCACCTTTTCTTCCTTTGGTGTAAGCTTGTACGACCTACCAGCGTACATTAGCTTACCACCTAGAGGTTGGTAAGGATTCTCAAGGTGAGTAAAGTATGGTCCTCTCTGTACTACACTCACCCATTTTTCTCCTGGCTTCTTGGACTTTTCGGTGTTCCACCAGTTTTGTTGAGCAGTTCCCCACTCGTACGGTTTGCTCAATTCTAAACCACGCCACTTAAGTTTAGAGGCCGTAATACTCTTGTTGATGGCCTCAATGCGTGCAATGTTTGCTTTGCCTCTCGTGACCAAGCGTATACAGACACTTTTCCCGTCGATGGTGTTGGCAAGTATCACGAAGAAAGCTTTCTGGACGTCCGTTTTACTAAATTTCTTTTTACCTCTTCCGATATAGAATCCTTCTACATATTTCCTGAGGGCATTATGATCGAAGTCTACACTATCAGGATTGTCTATATTGAAACAGTACTGTTTACTCATCCTTTTATTGTAGGTTTAGGATTATTTTTCTTAAGTATCTTCCTAATAAGTTTACAGAACCACATGCTGTTTAGTAGCATAAGGGTAGTTATCCCGACGGACCACATCAGGTGGCATAGGTCACTAGAACCACATACATAGTTTGCAGGACCAGTACAGAAGTAGCAGGTCTCCGAATTGAACACGAATAACCAGGGAAGTCTTACCACTCGAAAGTAAGTGAATGTTATGAGGAACCCTAGCTTGATTAGCAGGTGATGGTACCCCAGATAAATAAGATCCAAGAATAGGGTTGATATCTCAGTGAATATAAGACCCCTTGCTACTGTGAGTGTGATGGCAGTCTCTCGAGCCTCGTAGGTATAGTTCATAGCAAGCCCTGCCATCAACGTACTAATATGGTGAACGACCATATCCCAGGAGTTACCAGCAAGATCAAGTACACAATATAGAAGTAATGGATATGCTGACATAGTTAACATGCTTAAGTTGGTAGGATAGAAATAACTGGCTGACAACATGGTCATACACATTACCATATTCATGAGAGTCTTAGTTCGTGATGAAGACATTTTGTTATGAAGCCAACATTTTGTTATGTTGGCTCACTATGGTCTTAAATTAAAATTTGATTCTAAGGATAAGGTTCTAGAAGAATAACAACGACCATGGGAATTAAACATTTTTTCATGTGGTTCAAAAACCACTACTCAGAATACATGCGGCCTATGCGCCGAGGAGATACTCTAGCAAAGGTCGGAGTTAACATCGATAATCTAATGATAGACATGAACGGAGTCTTCCATAACTCCGCTCAGAAAGTCTACCAATACGGTAACTTTAAACCACTTCCACGATTACTCAGAAAACATAGGAGACGAGCCCCTAGAGGTTTGAAAGCCCGGATAGCGGTTTTCAAAGATGTCTGCAAGACTGTAGAACACCTGTTCAGGATCAGCAAGCCCAGGAAAAGACTCATCTTGTGCGTGGATGGACCGGCTCCTATCAGCAAGCAAAACCAACAGAGACAGCGTCGTTTTCGTAGCGCGATGGAAGCCTCGAAGGGAGCACCGTTCGATAGCAACAGTATCACTCCTGGGACCAAGTTCATGGACTATCTATCCAAGTATATCGACTGGTACATTCGCAAGAGGATAAGCGAAGATCCTGCATGGCGCAATGTACAAGTCATCTTCTCCAATGAAAAAGCACCAGGAGAAGGTGAACACAAGATTATTAACTATATTAGATACTACGGCAAGGAAGACGAAGTGTATTGTATAAATGGACTGGATGCAGATCTTATCATGCTTGCACTGGGAACACATATGCCAAACTTTTACATACTTCGAGAAGATCTTTACGACCGTTCCAACGAGTACTTCTGCATCGACATCGGATCTACTCGTAAATCTCTCGCTAAGGACCTGAAGTGGGAATCAAAAACCCACGAGTATCTTCCGCGCTCGGCTGTCGATGACTTCATCTTCCTATGTTTCATGGTTGGGAACGACTTCTTGCCACACATTCCATCATTGGAGATCATCGAGAACGGTATTGAGCTTCTGCTGGAAGTATACAAGGAAGTCTGCGCGTCTCATGGCCACATCACCAGAGTGATAGGAGGAGGCAGAGTAAAATTTGTACCTTCTTCTATGGGAGTTTTCCTCGGGACAATTGGCCATCACGAGAAGGAGAATCTTCAGCACAAACTCCGAAGCCGCCGCTCATACTTTGAGGATACACTACTGGACAGTTGCGCTACTCAGAACAAACATGAGTGGTCTGTAGACATAGAGAAGTACAAGCGTGAGTACTGGCTCAAGCATTTTGAGGAGGGTAGCTCGGTAAGAGAGGTCTGTCACCAATATTTTGAGGGTATGCAATGGGTGCTGTCGTACTACACTCGAGGAGTCCCAAATTGGAAGTGGCACTTCGCCCACCACTATGCACCCCCAGCGTCCGTACTTGCCAAACACATCTCTACTTTCAAGTTCGCTCACTATGGACGCACCATACCTAGTACTCCTTTCCAGCAATTGATGTCGGTGCTCCCTCCACAGAGCGCCAACCTGATTCCACCCCCTCTATGCAACTATCTCACCGATAAAGACTCCCCTCTTAAAGATCACTGTCCAAAGGAACTGGAGATAGATTTAGCGGGTAAGAGACGCGAGTGGGAAGGGATCGTGTTACTACCCATGGTAGAGTTTGAAGTAGTCCGTAAGTGTTACTTCAAGTCACTCAAAGATGTAGATCCTCGGGAGTCACGAAGAAATGTTAGAGGTAGAACTTTCCTATACGTGTACACAAAGGACATGTCCAGATTTTTCAAGTCCTACTACGGCAATATTGATAATTGTCGCGTAAGTGTCACACAGCTCGATCTCTAGATAGATTTCATGAATTATTTTTATCACTTAGTTGATAAAAATGACAACAGTAGATTGTGACGATCCTAAGAACAAAGATAGCGCTCTATGTGACTTCGGCAAAAGCTTTGGAGAGATCCTGATACTTCCAGCTCTCGTGACAATAATGACCTTGGGGGTGTGGATAGTGGGGGGTATCATTATTGCGCTGATACGACACCACTCGCGCCCTGAGCATAGGACCACAGTCCTCGTTACCGGCATCTTAGTCTGTGTGCTTATAGCTCCAATCGGAATCCTCCTACTCCAGAAATTTGCGCACTGGCCTTTGGAAGATGTCTAAGATTCTATAAGGAAATATGTGGTATAAGCTTATTCAGAATCTATACTCCAGTTTGTGGCCTGCGTAAATCTAAATCTATCCCAAGAGCTGTAGCCCAGCGGGGAGCAGCCTCTACACCAAGTTCGTTGAACTCCAACAGCTTGTTTCGTATGGCCAGGCGTAGTTCAGGGTACGTCTCAACTACCCTCATAGCTGCAGGGGTCACCAAATAACGGAATATGTCTTCGGTACGCAACATGCGACTCTCTTGGTCCGGGCTCTGCTCCTGTTCTTGAAGCAGGTCCTGTAGATCGACCGTGAATCTGTCGCGCTCCTTCTTGAGATATTTCTCTCGTGCCCTGAGTAACTCCCATTCAAATCTCTCTTTCCCAGACATGTCTCTCCACATCTGTACCAGAAACTGTGTAAGCTGGCGCCCACTCAAGCCACTAGTCTCGCCTATTTTGCGTCGCTGATGATAAGCATATGTTTTAAACGCTAATAGTCTCATTTTTAATATGGATACCATTCTTTTATAAACACTCGAACCCGGAACCTCCCGATTATGACACCGTTCTCTTAAGTCGTATCTTTAAAAAATTAGAATATATAAATAAACATGAACACTGAGGCAAATGCTAAGTACAATAAAGGTCTCACTAAGATCACCAGCGATCTTTACCAGCTTCGAAAAATAGAGTGTGGTAGTAGATCTATGAAGTATAAGTACCAGACCTCTAAATCCATCATGAACAGGGTCACCAAACACCTACTGAAGAAGAAGAACTTTCTATTGTATCGACCTATGTGGGACGAACTCCATGACCGAATGGTGTTCTATTACGACTATCGTAACAAGAAAGGTCTCTCCGAGCCCCTTCCTCTTTTTAGTGTCACCCTACACAACGAGGCTGTCAAGTGGTGGCTCCTCTACAAGAAGAGGGGTCATCTGAGCAGCACACTGGTCCACTTCGATACCCATGATGACATGGGTCTTCCCGAGACCAAGAAGGGGTTATTGACGACCAAAGGAAAGTTGGACCATAAGAATATCCGAAAAGGCTCCTGTGGGTTGATTTACTGGCCCGTGACTTGTATGCTGCTTAGTGAAGGAATAGATAACGTAATTTGGTGTATACCGTCTTGGGTCTATGATACTAACTTCAGTACACCTGAACAGGCCTTAGTGCATTATAAAAAAGGAGATAGGTTCGCTTACTTACGTTCCGAAGGTGGTAAGAAAGATGACTTCGTCTTAGACATCGAAATTCTCCCCAACATCAGCAAAATAAAGGAGATGGATTTTTATCAACCTCACGAGTTCAGCCGTCTCAAAGTAACTACGGCCGATAGATGGAAACGCCTCTCGAAAGCCATTGGTTCAGAATCCAAATTTATCCTCGATATAGACCTGGATTTCTTTGTCACTAACGGAGATGCAATATCGAAAAAGGAATATCAAAAAAACTTTGGAGACTTGGAGTCAACGGGAAGAGTCCATGGTGTCCCAGGTATAACGGTTCCTAGGGCAGCGTACGAGGACGATGACAGTAAACAGATGATCAAAGATCTTAATAAAGAATTTAGACTCATCAAGAAAAGAGTGGAAGTCTTCCTACGTGGTCTCGCTGCATTAAAGAAGAATGGTCAGACACCCTGCTGTATCAGTATAGCGGACTCTGCACCTTCTTTCTTCTCAGGAAGCGCATCAAGAGCGGTCTGGACCAACTGTTACACACCTAAATACTTTGTACCTGCATTGAGATTCTTACTGAATGAAGGTCTTAAGAAGATCTATCCCAAATTATAATTTGTTTTGGTAGCGAACTATCATCTTGTTACAAAGATGGCTAACCTATACACCGTTGAAAAAGCTTTTCAGATATTTCTAGCTACTCGACCGTTTCCATAGGAAGAAAATGCTTGACTGTGGAGTCATATTGGTACTTTAAAGATATATTAACAATAGTAAGAAACATGGACGATTTACTAGGGTGGCACATGGTGCCCTGCCTTAATTTAGTAGAAACTATCGATCTCTCACGAGTGAGTAGGAGGTTCAACATTATGGTTCAACAGAGAGTGGGTCTCACAGCCCCAGAGATACTCAGACTGCGTAGAATACTACGCTCTTGGAAACATATTAGGAGACGACCACCTCTTCGTAACAACTCCTGGACACGCCGTAGATATAATCCAGATGATCGGGTTATATTTTAGTTAGAGTATAACTAAACTATCCTAGGTGACGACGATCTGCGTACATCTGATTGAACTCACTCTTCCCACACTGTTGGTTCATACTTAGATACGGTCTACATTTATTAACCAGAGGACTTTGCCCGGGGTAGTTGTACTGAGTGCGATAGTGGTGAGGGTTCTTAGGGATTTTATGACCACCACCGAGCTTGTTAAAGACAATAGGTACTACAGAGACCGGTGTCGGTGCTTTAATACCACTCACTGCGCCGTGAACACCATAGGCTCCCAGATTGGAGTAACACTCGCTCGCGGGAGGACTAATTACACCGTAAGGATAATGGTAACCGGTTCTCACTGCGACAGCATAATCAGGAAAAGACATTTATTACTCTCAAATATTTTAAATGAATTTGAAATTAAAGCGATGTTGTATAGAATAAAGTTGAAGCATGTCATATAAAAAGACTATGTCATCAAGCATATACAGAGGTATTCGAGGAGCCCCTTTCAAGGCTCTTATTGCCGGGCTCATGGCGCGCGGTAACCTAAAAGATAAGTACATTAGTGTTCTTACCAGTGACGAGAACATGGCTAAGTTTAGTAAGGCCTTTACAGCCGCATCGGCGAATAGCAAAGAGAACTACGAGATCTATGAACAGCTCGGTGATGTCTCAGCAAATAAGTTTATTGTCTGGTACTCCTACCAAAGGTTTCCACAGTTGAATTGCCCCCTTGGGGTAAAGGTGGTGGCGAGGCTCAGGATCAACTACGGAGCAAAGAACTCCTTCGCCCAGATAGCCGACAGCCTCGGCTTTTGGCCCTATATCTCAGCAGCCGAGGACGGTACAGATAGATCTGCAAAGTATAGAGCCCGTCACAAGAAGGATCTTCTTGAGGATGTATTCGAAGCTTTCGTGGGTTGCACGGAGCAGATCCTGGACCAGGAGTACCGTCCTGGAGTGGGTTACGGCGTCGTCTACGACATATTGGTTAGTATCTTCGATAAGATCCCCATCTCGCTCAAGTTTGAGGATCTTATCGACGCCAAGACTCGCATGAAGGAGATCTTTGACGCCTTTGGGGATACCATCGGAAGCTATCAATTCATCGATACTCGGGAAGAGAAAACAAGTCCTCAGGGAGAACTCTACCGTATGGCCGTCTCACATCTATACCAGGTTCCTCCCGGGAGAAACCGGAGAGCTATCAAGACGAGGGAACATAACGACACGGTCGGGGTTATCCGCGTATTGGTACCCAACAGAGGATGGAACCTAATCGGAAAGGGGTCGGCAACAACAAAGAGTGCGGCACAGCAGCAAGCTTCGGAGCAAGGTATCCTAAGTCTCAATAGACTTGGATACATCAAGGAAGTACCGATGGAATATCGGCTCTTCTGCAAGTAGACCCTATTTTTATACAAAAAGTAT